TATTAAATACTTTTAATAAATCAGAAGAAGTTAGTAAGATATTTTGTATCGTATGTAAGAATTTAAAGTCAGGAGAAATTACTACCTATACCCAAGAAGAATGTTATACCAAGTTTAAACCTTCGGCTAATACCATCTTTATCGGACACAATATTTTAAGTTATGATCTAAGAGTATTGGCTAAGATTATAGACTACAAGCATCCCGCATCTAAATGCATCGATACCCTCATCCTATCTCAACTCTTCAATCCGATACGAGAAGGGGGTAATAGTCTTGCAGCATGGGGTGGACGTTTAGATTACCAGAAGATGCCATCTCCAAACTTCGCTCATTATAGTGAAGAGATGTTAGAGTATTGTATCAATGATGTAGAGTTAACAGAAAAAGTATTTAAGTATCTTGAAGAGAATGAACGAAAAGGATTCTCAGAAGAAAGTATTAAGAGAGAACATCTATTTAGGTATTACATGGATCAACAAGAAAGGAATGGATTTTATCTTGATCTCCCCTATACTACCGAGTTCCTTGGTAAACTAAATGATGAATCAACTGCCATAGAGAGAGACCTACAGAAAATATTTCCCCCGGAAACCATCCAACTTAAAACAAAAACAAAATCCAAACCCTTTAACCCAGCTTCAAGAAAGCAGATAGGGGAACGGCTGATGGAAAAAGGATGGAAGCCTACAAAGAAAACTGAAAAGGGAAACATCATTGTTAATGAAAAAGTCTTGGCTAACATCAAGGGCATACCGGAATCGCAAAATATATTGCAGTATTTGTTATTACAGAAGCGTGCATCCCAGATTAAATCATGGATTAGTTTCTGTAACCCTGATACATGGCGTGTACATGGTAGGATTAAAACATTAGGGACTGTCTCTACACGGTGTAGCCATCTCAATCCTAACATAGCTCAGACCCCTGCTGGATACTCCCCCTATGGTACTGAATGCCGTACTTGCTGGTCTGTTCCTGACCCAACCAAATATGCTTTGTTGGGTTGTGATGCATCTCAATTAGAACTACGGGTATTGGCTCACTATATGAAAGATGAAAGATATATCCAAAAAATTCTACATGGCGATATCCATTCGGCAAACCAAGAGATGGCTGGCTTAGAAACTAGGGATCAAGCGAAGACATTTATCTATGCTCTGATCTATGGGGCAGGAGCCAAGAAGATAGGACAGATTATTAACAAAGGAGTTAGAGAGGGACAGGAAATCCAGAGAAAATTCTTATCCAATGTTCCATCTTTAGGTATCTTGATTAATAAGATTCACAAAGCTGCCGAAACAAATGGAATAATAAAAGGACTGGATGGTCGGTATTTTCAATGCCGATCTTTGCATAGCTCACTCAATGTGGTGATACAAGGGGGCGGTGCTATCATCTGTAAGGAATGGTTAATTCAAATTATGAAGGAGGTGCGACAACAGAACTTATCAGCTAAACCCGTAGCAAATATCCATGATGAAATTCAATTTGAGGTAAGAAAGGATGAAGCAGAAACTCTTGGAATGATTACCAAGAAATCGATGAAGCGGGTCGAGGAAATTTTAGGGCTTGACTGTCCTCTCGATTCGGAATATAAGATTGGTTCAACATGGGCTATGACCCATTAACATTTGATGAAAGGTAAATATATACCATGCCTGTTATAACTGGAAAAGCTTATTGGGCTAAACTTCAAAATGCCCAAAATCCTTTTGATGAAACTAAACCTCGTTGGTCTATTGATGTTGCTCTCAATTCTGATGGGGAGAAGCTTATCAAGGGTCATAAAATCCCTATCAAAAACAAGGAAGATGATCGTGGAAAGTTTGTTACCATGTATAAAGATCAGTTCCTTCGGGATGGCACAGAGTTACCCAAGCCCCGGTTGATGGATGCCCAGAAGAATGATATTTCTGGCACCCTTATCGGTAATGGTTCTCTGGTGAAAGTATCTTTTACCCCTCGTGAGTGGAAGATGAGTGGCCGAGCCGGTGTACGTGCGGTGCTTAAAGACGTACAAGTTCTGGACTTGGTGTCGTATGCACCACCAGATGAGTTTGAAGTTGAAGAGGGGTATACTTCCACTGAAGAAGCTTCAACTTCACCGGAAATAAACGAACTTGATGATGACATCCCGTTTGATTAAGATCGTTTATTATTAAACTAGGGGCATCTTCTATGAATAAACTTCAAGATTTAGTTTCTGATATATCTCAATCATTAACTTCTAATTCCCCTCCAAAAGAGGCTGATCTGCAAAAGTTTTTAGAAGATGTCTCTAGTTCTATTACTAAAGCCTTTACGGAAAGGGATGGAGAGGGGCAAGTAAAAGCTCCTCTCCGTTTCTCTAGCGTTGGGAAACCTTCACGCCAGTTATGGTATTCTGCCCATCGACCTAGCAAGGCAGAGCCGTTACACCTTTCTACTAGAATTAAATTTCTATACGGAGATATCATTGAACATCTCCTACTTCTGTTAATTAAAACTGCCGGTTATAAGGTAACCGATGAACAGAGTGAGAAGAAGATCGGTGGGATTGTTGGGCATATGGATGCCAGGATTAATGGCGTAGTTGTTGATATAAAGAGTGCATCCCAGAGAAGTTTTGATAAATTTGTAAAGGGGACTATCTTTGAAGATGATCCCTTTGGATATATAGCACAGATTTCTGGCTATGCCGATGGCGAAGATGAGGCAGCATTCGTTGTACTCAATAAAGTAACAGGTCAAATCCATGTATGTCACATAGATTCTATGGAAATGATTGACTTTAAACAAAAAGTTAAGGCTGTAAAATCCATTATAAAGAAAGACCATCCACCTGATAGATGTTATTCAGATGTAGCAGATGGCAAAAGCGGTAATAGAAAGCTGATTGCTGGCTGTTCTTACTGTGATTTTAAGATTGAATGCTGGTCCGATGCCAATGGCGGCAAGGGCTTGAGGAAATTTAAGTATGCCAATGGCTCCAGATTTTTTACTCACATAGAAAAACGTCCACCCAAAGAGATACAAGAAGAAGTGATAGAAAAGATTACCAATGTATAAATGGGGAGTCTATGGAAAGAACTACCGTAGTCAATCAGAGAAAGAGTTTGCATCTGATCTATCTACAAATAAAATAGTCTTTACGTATGAGGATTTTCGCATAACTTATGTAATTAAGAAACATTATATTCCAGATTTTTATCTTCCCGAGTATGATATCTATATAGAGTACAAAGGATACTTTAAATCCTCTGATAGAACAAAGCACTTGCTAGTTCAAAAACAGAATCCTGATTTAGATATTAGGTTTGTTTTTCAAAACTCTTCAAACAGATTAAGTAAAAAGTCTAAGACTACCTATGCCGATTGGTGTGATCGTTATAATTTTAAATGGGCAGAGGATAAGATTCCTAACACATGGCTAAAAATAAAAAAATAAAAACTTTAATATATTCTTACCGAGAAGAGTATGAAGCTTATTGTTCCTTGAATCTTTCTAACACCTTTGCGAGCAATACTACTCCTGAACCAAAAGAATACGAGCAAGAAGCCGCTGCTAAAAATCCAGAGCAATTATTATTTCTTGCGGTAATCTACCAAGCCCTCTTGGATGCCATGAAAGAACGACAACAAAATGATTCGGAAGAAGTTAATAGGTCTAGACAGGAAGCCAGGAGATGGTTTACAGTCTCGTCTGGTACAACGGCTACAGATTTTGAAGAGGTATGCTTACTTGCGGGAGTAGAACCAAATGTAACGCGATCCTTTGCCAAGAAAATTATTAATAAAGAAATACCATTTGATCGTAAAAGAATTAATGTCTTGATTAACTCTAACGATGATGATGATGATGATAACTATGAAGGAGAAGACACATGATCACGAACATGATGAACAGTAAATTAGATGAACCATTGATCGATGTTGTTAACAGTCCATCTCATTATACACAAAATAAAATGGAGGTCATAGATATTCTAGAAAATTCTATGTCAAAGGAACATTTTATTGGATATCTCCGTGGTAACATTCTCAAGTACGTGTTAAGATATGATTATAAGAACGGTAAAGAAGACTTGGGGAAAGCCGCTTGGTATCTTGACCGCCTCACCAAAACTACCACATAATCTTTAGATACATATATCCACCTTTATAATTGGAGAATAAAAATGCAACCTGTTTTCGAATACGGGCCAACTGTGCCATCTTGTGACGATCTACACGCTTCTAAGTACCGTTTACCAAATGAGTCCTTTGATGAATGCATAGCCCGAATCAGCCTCCATATGGCTGACGAAGGAGAGGATAATTTTTATAATCTAAAAGATATATTAATCAATATGAGATTCATGCCAGCCGGAAGAATTCAATCTGCTATGGGGAGTCCCAGAGATGTTACGGCATATAACTGCTTTGTATCAGGAACTATCGAAGATAGTATGCAATCTATCATGGAGAAGGCAACCATGGCAGCGGAAACAATGCGCCGGGGCGGTGGTATTGGCTATGACTTTAGTAATATACGGCCTATTGGGGATCGTATTGTTAGTCTTGATAGCTCCGCTAGTGGTCCTGTTTCTTTTATGCATATTTATGATTCTATTTGTAGAACTATTGTTTCGGCTGGTCATAGACGAGGTGCGATGATGGGGGTATTACGGATTGATCACCCGGATATCCAAGAATTTATCAGAGCCAAGCGTAACTCCACCGATCTAACAAACTTTAATATATCTGTAGGAGTTACGGATGAGTTTATGAACTGTGTCATCAATGATAAAATGTTCCCGTTAAAATTCAATGATAAGGTTTACGAAGAGATCAATGCCGTTGCCTTATGGGATGAGATTATGAGAGCCACTTGGGATTGGGCGGAACCAGGAGTTTTATTTCTGGATAGAATTAACGAGGAGAATCCCCTTTACTATTGTGAATCGATAGCAGCTACCAACCCGTGTGGGGAACAACCTCTCCCCCCTTATGGTGCCTGTCTGCTTGGTAGCTTTAATCTTTTAAAATATATCCATGTCGATAGAATGCCTAGCGGTGATTTGAAAAGACGATTTAATTTTGACCTCTTCTACAAGGACATCCCAATCATTGTAGATGCAATGGATAATGTTATTGATCGAACAACCTATCCTCTCCCAGAACAAAAGGAAGAAGCTTTAACGAAACGTCGAATGGGGTTAGGGATCACGGGACTAGGAAATATCCTAACTCTGATGGAGATGGACTATGGGTCTCCCAATACTCTACGTTTCGTTCGTAAACTACTCCGTGATCTTAGAAATAGAGCCTACGAGGCAAGCTCCGATCTTGCTGCCAAACGTGGAAGCTTTCCCCTATTCGATGCTGATGCATATTTAAGTGGGAAGTTTATCGCCCGCCTTCCCCTGGAGGTACGAAATAAAATTCAAAAGCAGGGTATGCGGAATAGCCATCTTATTTCTATTGCTCCTACTGGCACCATCAGTTTCTGTGCCGATAATATATCCAGTGGGTTGGAGCCTACCTTTGCCCTTGAAATGAATCGAACCGTTAACACAGAGTTTGGTTTGGTCAATGTTCTTCTTAAGGATTATGTCTATGCCAACTATAGCATGATGGGCCAAACTACAGATGAGTTAACCACAGACAACCATCTTGATACACAAATTGCTTGCCAACCATTTGTAGATAGTGCTATATCTAAGACCATCAATGTTGGTGATAGTGTAAACTTCAATGAGTTTAAGAATATTTATACCAAGGCATGGAAAGGAAAGCTCAAAGGTGTCACTGTGTTTCGTTTAGCTGGTAAGAGATATGGTATCTTGAATAAGGTAGAAGACAGTGAGGCGGAAGGTACGGCTTGTTATTTCGATCCCAATACCGGACAGAAGGAATGTGCTTAGATGTCTCTAGTATCGACTAAAGAATTCTGGGAGTCGAAATGCCATCAAGTAATTACGAGATTTGAATATGGCGCTATCAGTTATGATGAACTTTTAAATAACATGGAAAGACTTGGGTGGAACAAATCAGATGTAGAAGATATTTTACAGGACGATGGAGAATGACGATGGATGTTCCAAAGATACCTTATGATAAAGAATATATAACCGGGCATATTCCAAATATGAAACGAATATTACGAGATAGTATTAATAATATGAAGTCGCTTCACTATATGTGTGAGGAAAACATATCTCTTTTAGAGCAATTACAGGAAGAGGTAGACAAACTTTAAGGAAAAATGCTATTTCCTCTGTACGCCGTTTTAAGCCCCTCTCAGAGGAATTCGGGTCTGACTGGTGGTAGGGTACCAGAAGGGTCAGAGATACCCCCTTACGCCTCAATTATGAGGGCTATTTTCCCTTTTTCATTACCTTAGACATGGCTCGTGTACCAAACCAGAAGCTTAACACGGCGGCAAACAATCCTTGGGTGTTTGTGTTCCATATCTTATCGATAATGTCTGGATGTACCAGACTGAAGATAACAGATACCTCTACTCCTACAAACATTAAGAAGAAGAAGTAGGTTATGATCGGGCGAACCGATGCTCGTAGGGCTGATATAAATTCATTCTTAGTTGACAGGGTTTGGTCATGCTTATAAAGAGATTTCAGTTCTTGAATCTCTGCTTTCAAATCCCATTCTTTAAGAGAGTTTTCACTTAGGACGGTAGCATATTTAGCTTTCGCCTCATACAACTGCAATTCAAACTGATGGTCTTGTTTCTTTTTGAAGTAACCAACTACTTCAGGAATTACACCACTCACAAATCCTAAAAGCGATCCGAGAAGTGCTATCATTAGTCAATCTCCTTAAAGCTATCGTCTTCAGGCCCGTTAAATATTTTTAATAATGCATTTCCCAATGAACCTAACGCCGTGTATAACAATGTTATTGATACATCCCCCATTATCCAGTTATCTGCGGAACCCTCATTATCAAAAGCAACCATAAATACCCCTTTAATTTTAGGGTTATTTCTTATTTCTTCTTGAACTTTGTCCAACGAACTCAATACATAACCATGAGGATTTTCCCGTACCGGATCATCATTAGGAGGTACGCTCCCTCCCCCATTAACTGGATGTAGAAGTACAATATTATCAATCGGGGGTTTGACCATGTTCTTTATAATCCTCTTCAAAGGGGGAAAGATTTTTATATTTCGAGGTTTTGAAAAGGGCTGGGGCCATCCCCCTTCCATAAATATGTAGGTCCATGTCTACTCCATCTTTATCTAATAGCTGTTCAAAGTCTTGGGCGAGTGCTAACAACTCTCCTGTAGTATAGAAGACATGTTCTGTATTCGTTTCCTCATCCATAATCCCCGTCTTGATCCACTTCTGCTTTCCATATAGGTCTGTCTCTTCTGCATCTTCCGGCTTGCCGTCTGCTGAACAATCCATTCCAAAGATATGAAAGACCCTGAATCCTAATGTATGCATTAGTCCTATGCTACGCATGGCAGAACAGGTACCCCCTGTAATCAACTGCTTCCCTTCAAGTTCTGGAAGCTCTAGCAAAGCTCCGGTGTAAGCGTGCCAGCCAACGATATTGGCTTTCTTCTTATGAAGATATTTGGTAACCTCTATATTCGTCATGCTTGCGACAAAGTAATAGGTATCTTTATGGGGAGTCTTGAGAAGTTTTTTCCTGACGATACCATGTGTAGATACACCATTGAACGGCCTTGGATCAAGTATAACACATCCCCACGGAATAATGCCATTTTCTATAAGGACATTATGAGAATGTTTAACACAGATTACTTTACCGCCCCTCTTCTGTAGCTCTCTAATTTTTTCTAGGTCATCTACCATAGAGGGACCGGCAGATACAATCACTGCTTCTCCATCATGCCAGTGGTACCTCTCTACCATTTTGTTATTAAAGATTTTAAGATTTTCTTCAACATTATCTTGGATATTATCGGGCGGTACACAATCCCTTGGCACGACCTCTACAGGTATGCGGTGAAACTCTGGTGCATTAGGCAATGACAGATCGTTTATAATCAAAACGAGATTAACAATTCCTCCACCACCTGTCTTCTTTGCAACCGGATCATTCGAAGATATGATTAGGCGGCGTTGACCTGTACTAGTCCTGTCTGTACCCCCTAATACTTTATTGAATAAGCGATTGACCCCATGGAATTCCTCTGGTGGTAGTCCCCCTTCCTTATCTTCTGTATAGTAATCATCCAGGATTATAACCGGAATATTTTTACAGTAGTTGTAATCACTGTTAATTGTAGCATCCGAATGACCCCCATCAATAAACACAAAGTCTGGATAGATATTATGTACTGCACATACAGAGCTATCTTCCAAGACTTTTAATCTTTCTTTTGAATCCCCCTTCAGCAAACAAAAGGTCAAGGTCTTATCAGACTTCTGGTATTGCTCTGCCAGAGCCGTCAGCCGTAGCTCTACGGAACGCTGGCTATAATGCTTCTTGACATTGAATTCCCTTTTGTCTGTCTCATCATTGGCATCTTCAAATAAATCTATACCTGTGTAGTGAACGATATCAGACTCATTGAACGCAGCCTGTATCATGGCACACGCTGTTTCTCCATTCCACGTACCAACTTCAAGAAGGTTAGTTCTTTTATAATGTTGGACTACCCGGCAGACATCAAAATATCTAGTCTGATCCGTATTCTTACCTATGAATTGTCCGGTACCATATTTCTTATTACCCTTCAGATGAACCATGTGATTACTTAAAGGGGATAGTTCGAAGGCATCCAGATTTTCACAGTCAGGTGTAAAGTCTTTCGTCTTCATTCCATGAACTTCATGGAGTATACGCAACCGATCAAAGACAAAGTTATCAGCATAAGAACGAAGGGCAAGCACTTCATCACTATTATAATAATTAACAAAGTCTTCTATGAAAACTTCGGTTACGTCACTCTTTAAATTATAAGCAATAAAAGAAGAACAAGTAGCATAGGCATCTTTCCGTCCAAGAAAAGTTAAATCATGTTCTTTATCAAACATCGAATCAAGTAATTCGATTGTTACTGGTTCATAAGTTATACTATCTCCATCTAACCAGAGCAGCCAATCACTAGGCCCATCCAGACTTACCTGGAAAGCCATATACTGTGCGTAAACTTTATGGCTAAACTTTATTGCATCTTCATAAAAATTATAGGCAGCTTTGGGGTTAGCTTTCCCATCGAACTGCTTATTTCTTTCTTTGAATTCCAAGAGATCATCATTCTCAAGAAGATCGAAATACTTAATATTTTCTGCTTGTGGGATATCATCAGGCAACGGATAGCCGTCACAATAAACAAGTAACTGTACTTCCTTGGGCCAGTATTTAATAAAACTATGGATAAACTTTTCTCCATAGATTTCCCAATTACTCACCGGGAATGAAGTGACAACTGTATAATTCATCTACTGTAAACCTACATCATTAAATTATTTATAATAAAACTTTTGGGTATCAT